CGACCCGATCTCCGTTCACGTACTGCTTACATAGCTCGGTTTTGCCTGTCAGAAATATTGCGAAGGCACCCTCTCGCCAAACCTCCGGCATGAACACACCCACACCGGAGCCGCCAAGGTACTCGCACAGAGTTTCCATCATTTTGTTCTCGTTCATATAAGCCTCCCATCCTACAAGCTTTAATTTGATGTGAGAAAGGCTTTTCGTTACATCGTCGAAATAACCCGCCTCTGCCACACGCATTACCTTTTTGCTTCCGTCTGAATCAGTGATAACGCACAGGTCGCCGTCCTTGTATTCAGGGAAGCTGACTTCCGTACCCGATTGATCTGTGCATTTGCTTACCGAGGGAAAGAAATACAATGTGGCGCCGCCGGAGCTCACCCCTTCAGGCTCATTTGCCGAAATTCGGCGGATCATAACGGAAGACAGAGCATAGCTTTCATATTCCGCCAAATATCCTCGGTCAGCACCGTCGCCCATGAGCTTTCTGTACTCTGCCACATAGGAGAGCATTCTTTCAAAACTCATTATATCACCTCAGATCCATCTTGTAAGGAGTCCGCATTTCATAAGTCTGGCGATAGCAGTCGGACAAATCTCCTGGCCGCCGCAGGTAACTGTCTGTGGATCAGCATAGGTTACACTTGCATCTCCCAAGGATTCACGCTTAACAGCACCTGCGCCTGACGTCATAAACTGAAGCTGCTCTTCTGCCGCATAGGCAAATTCTACCTGCTGCTCCCCGGTCATCATTTCTATTGTTTTAGGATAGATGAGGGAAAGAAGTATATCTTCCCCTCGTCTGTCATTGGTGCCACTCATATGTTTCACCTACATCAGCCCAAATATCGAACTGCAAGCTCAGGATAAATGGTCTTGAATGCATAGAGAACGTCCATAGAGAGCATTTCGCGCTTGTACTTCATGTCGTAGCCTCTTACCACACGGAGAGCGATACCGTTGTATGTAGTAACATAAGATTCAACTCCCGCAGGTGCCTGAAGAGGACGAGTGATAAACGCAAACGCATCGGGATGGAACACCAGGTTTGCCGCGTGATTACCTACCGCAGCTACCTTTGCATCTGATGTTGCAGTAACAGCAGGATATACAGTAACTGTAATCTTTGAGCCGGATACCACACCGTCTCTTGTGCAAGTATGAGGCTTACCGTCAATAATGAGAACATCACCCTTTACAAGCGCACCTTCACCTGTAAAGTTAAGATTGATTGTCTCAAAATTGAATGCAGCAGATGCAAGAGTAAGGGTAAGGCCGTCTGCAGTTGTCTCGTGATTGCAGATAGCCTGAGACATGTAGTTCTCAATACCGAACACCTTGCCGATCGCACCTGTGCGGAGAGCAGAGCTGGAACCGCACTTTTCAGCATTAACGATAGCGGGAACCTGCTTGAGATAAGATGTTGCAAGAGGGCTCCAGATCGCACGGCGAGTGCCTGCGGGAACCTTCTGCATATCGAGAGCATAGGATGCCTGAGCGATATCGTTAAGACCTGCAGGGGTCTTGCCTGCCTCACCGGCGATATTCGGAATGTCCTTGTAAAGTGCAAGGCCTTCCGCGTTGATCTTCTCTGCAAGAGCTGCAGCCGCAGGCTCAATGAACATTCTTACAACAGAGTCAAAATCGCACGCAGCTTCGATCGCGCCGACCTGCATGTCAACTGTTGCAAGGTGGTCGAGAGTCACGTCAATGGTGTCCTTCTGCAAATCTTCCGCATTAACACCGGTAGTCGCGTCAAATTCTGTTGCGGTGAGCTTCACGGGACAACGTACGGATACGGTGTCACCCTGCTTTGCCGCATAGCCTTCGATGTTCTCCTTATAAACGAGATTGGGGAACACCAGATTATCGATCAGTCTGGGCAGAGCCTCTCTTGCGATCTGCTTAACTGAAATATCAAATTTTGCCACTTGTTTTTACCTAACCTTTCGTTTTGTTTAGTTTTTCTTTTTCTGCGCATTTTCGAGGACTGTTCCTTACACATTACGCTAACACGTCCGTTTTCCTTTTTCTGCGCAATCTTTAGATTTGTTTGATCTGCTTGTAGTAGTCAGCGTCACTCATTGAATCGGGGTCAATGCTTTCCTTTTCGTGGCGCATACCTGTTCTGATTCGCTGACCCATTGCAGCAGAGGCAAATCCGTTCTGCTTTACTTCAAAGAGGTAGGGATCACTTTCGCGAAGGGCAGAAAGCTGTTCGGAAATTCCGCTGACCCCGTCCTCATCCACCGTGACCGCGCTCATATCAATGATCTTTGCCACAAGACCACGGTTTTTCACCCCTGCCCGGTCAAGCTCACGCTCAAGTGCAGAGGCGCATCTGATCCCCCTGATCTGTTCCTCATAGGACTGGCGGATCTCGCGGACGTCGCCCACCTCAAGGCCAAGCTCACCCGCTTTAATCAAAAATTCATCGTATGACAGCTTTCCGTCCCCGAAGAGCTTTGAAAAATCAGCCATTTATATCCCCTCCGATCCACTTTGCGCGGTATTCCTCAACAGTAATAACTCCCGCTTCAAGCTCGGAGAGATCTCTTGCTCTCTGGCTGTCGGTGTCGTTCCAGTAGGAATCGTCAAAGGTTACTGAGATCACCGCATTTTTGTCAATAGGGAGGGAGTAAACCTCAGCCCCACACCACAAGAGCGCTTTCACAACACCTTTCAGGAATGTGGCCAGATTCTTCTGATGCTTTGACGCATTCTGGCGCATATCCTGTCTTTCACCCATGTACTGTGTTGCGGTAAGTCTTACCCTGCCTCCTACGTCACCAAAAGTATAATGGTGAGTGCCGAGACCGCATCTGAATGACAGATAGTTAAGCTGGCACTGGACCGCATCTGCATTTTCCTCGGTTCGGAGCTCGGGATTATGCTCGGTTATCATAGGGTGATCCGCGAAATCCGAGTCGCCAATTGTCACAAACAGCTGCTGTGCAACGTCGTCGGGAGTGAACACGTTACCGTACTCATCACGGTTGACCAGCGTTTGGTTAATAAACACCTTCTTGCCCCCAAGCTTGATGTCACGGCAGAAATTATTGAACGCCAGGTCAACACCCTTCAGACAGTCCACAGCATCGGCAAACACAGAAACCCCAAGGCCAACTGATGAGTCGATATTGTTCTGAATATTCGGAGTCATTATTGCAAACAGCGGAACGGTTGACATAGTGTGTATCACACCGGTGCACTGACCGGGGCATACATCGGATTTCACCAGCTTGCCGTTCTCCCTCACATAAAACTCGTTTACAATAACGTAACCGTCCTCCTCCAGACAGTGAAGCTCAAGGTAAATGTAATCCTCACCCCTCCACTTGCCCTCGGAAACAAAGGCAGCCTCGGTTATCTTGCCGTTTTGCACGCTTAAGGGAATAATGTGCGATGCATCCACATACTCGAAAGATACGCCACCGCCCTCTCCGGGCCTAATAACGCCATCTTCGTCTTCAACACCGGTGATTCTGAGTATTACAGCACCGCTGCCGAGCGCAAAGCTCTTCTCAATAAGTCTGTTGGCGTTGCCAAAAAAGTCCGTCTCGCCAAAAATCTGTGCGACAAACTTGCCACCCTCCTCGTCAGATACTGCGACAGACGTGCGGTCGTTAAGCAGGAGCGACGCCCAGTCCTCGCATATTTTCTTTGCCATATTCATTCGATACAGCTCACGGCGAATCAGCCTGCCGCCGGCGCCGTTTTCTGTGAATTCGTGAAAAGATCTGTTGTAGCCTTTCCACCAAGATTCCCATTCGTCGATCTTCGAGTAATACGCCGTATTCGCTGCATTTGCGCCGTACCTCTCGGCAATGATCGACAGTATTTCTTCTCCTATCATTTTTCCTCCTTGATTTAACAAAAAATGTCTACTTGATCTTTCCCATATAGCGCTCGATGGAGTACTCCATTGCGTCCAGTATGTCTATATCGGAGGTGAAGTTGTCAAGCCTCTTATCCCCCGCCGACTTTTCATCCCAAACAGCCCCCGAGAGACCGTCGCGCAAAAGCACGCAGTCCTTGTGAATGCGGAACTTGCCCGCTGACATAAGGGATGTAACAAAGGCGATCCTGTCGGCAATTGGCCTCTTTGCAGAATCCATAACCACGGTCCCTGCAAATTCCTCGGACAAATGCCGCCTGAGCCCGTTTATCAGATATTGGGCCTCGCTGTCGGCGAAAATATACTTGATACGCACATTCTGCCAAACGGATCTGATACGTCTGAGAAAAGCCGAAAGCTCACGGTTTATCCTACCCGAGTCAATCTCGCCCTTCCCCCCAGCCACAGCGTGCTCTGCCAGAATGACGACCCCTCCGTAGCCACCCTCGCCCCTAAGCATAGCAGTAGCAACAAAGGTGGTTTTGGACCTGTTTCCGCCAAAGTCCACCCCCACGGTTACAAATTCAATGCTGTCAGGATCAACCATTTCCACAGTAAACGAGGCGGGATCATCTGCGAATTTTCTATAGATTAGTCCCTCTGCGGCGCATCGTTCACCGAGAATGTCCCTCCTGTACCACACCGATTCACGGTCATACTGACAGACGATCTGTCGCACTAGCTCTTCCTCTATGACAGGATTGTCATGGATCGTGAAATGAGCGTAATTGTAGTACCACTCACCCTCAACTGTGGGAAACTTGTCAATGTAGTCGCTGTAAATAAAATGATTTGGAGACGACGGGTTCAGATCCCAGAACACCCGACGGTCACGTGCGGCAAGCTGTCGGTTGAAAGCCTCTTTAATGAAGCTGTCCGAATGGAGATTGATCTCCGTAGCGATCCACATACCGTATGAATTACCTCTGATACGCTTAAATGAGTCAGAATTTTTGCCCCCGGAGAATATAACAATGCGCTCGCCTGCTTTGGTATTTACCCGTAACGCCTCGTTTCCTCGGTATCTGGTCCAGGCGCACCGCCCTTCAAAAATGTGCTCAAGCCCCAGTCCGTTGCATTCTCCGATATTCAGCTTTGCGTTTCCGAGAGTCGAGCCGGTTGCCAGGTGCAATCTGTCAGGAGAGCTTTCGAGAAGCGCGGCGAAAACGAAAACGTTATCAATGGTCTTTCCTGCTCGCACCGCCCCTTCAGCCACGTTTACTGTAGACCTGTAAGCGCGCTTCATATATTCCCGGTGCTTCTTGCCGAACACATATCCTCCGCCGTTTTTCACGTTTTCACGGTTTTCGCCACCCACCGCGTGCCCACCCATCTGCTTCTCTGACGTCATCCTTTTTGTATTATCCCTGCCGCTCATCAGTCGCCTCCGAAAATATCCCGCCTTACAGCTTCGATCTCCGGATCTGTGTAGACCCGACCTTGACTGTGGCTCGAGGCTGCCTGCTTTTTATTCCATATGTCGAAATAAAGTTTGATAGCCTGCATATTCCCCTCTTTAGCGCTTTCCAGAAGTGAGTTCCAGATGTACGGTGCGTCTGCCTGTGCAAATCCGCTGGCCAAAGCTGATGCGTATTCGGAGAATCTTCCCATTCTGACCCAGGAAGTGAATTCCTCCTCGTCAACTCCGTTTTCCGCCAGGATCTCCGAAACAGGCTTACCGCCACGCACCATTGCGTAAGCAACGGCCGCCTGCTTTTCGGTTACTCCGTATTCCTTAAGCTCGACTTCTGCGGCGCTTGAATGATTATCTGTTATCTCCACCCGTTTCCTCCTTTCTCTCTGCCGCGTCATTATTGTATCACGCGAACATCTGTTCTGTCATCTCGACTTTGTCCCGCAAAAATCCAACAGAAATAGCGGGCTCGTTCCGTTTTCGGGCAAAAAATAAAAAAGCAGACCTTATAAAGTCTGCTTTTCGTTGTTATTCGCATTTATCTGATTACCGTTTTCGTTACCATAATCAAGGGAAATTGGACGGTACATACTTATATTAGTACTCACTCAGCCAGTCCGGAATTTCCTTATCGCCATATTTATCCATAATATATTGTTGCCATTCATCCTCCAAAGTCTCCCAGGTTTTACCGGTAACGTCAACGACCGTATCCGGAAACAGCATCAGGTCAATTATCGCATTTTCTCCAAAGTCCTTGATTAAATAGTAGGCAAAAGAATTCAGGAAGAGTCCGTCCCTGTAATAATCAATACTAAAATCATCGTTAAGCGCATAGCTCAAAACATCAAATGCTTCGAAATAGCTCTCAACTCCCGCTTGGTAGGTGTGTCCGGCGAAGGAGTTAAAAAGATCTGCCCATTTCGAATTCTGTGTAAATGTTTTTTCTGTAGCATAG